CTCCCCCTCGTTTCTATACTTTTAAGTATTAAGCGATGTAGTCGATTTTCACTACTGGCTCGTGACCAGTTGCGCCTGCTACCAACTCTTCAAATCCAAGAGCTTGACTAGCAACGATTACTCGACGCTGATTCATAACTTCATAATCCTGCTCAACGGTTACGCCGCCAAGACGAGGAATTACATAGTTACGAGTGTTAACACATAGAGCTGCTGGAACGCCAACTGCTGGTGCTGCGAACTCTTCAGATACGATTACTGGAGTACCATAAACGGCTCCAATAGTACCAGTTACTCGAGCAGCAAGATCAGATCCTACTTCGTCAAGAGTCTGGAAGTTAGCATCATTCAACAGATCGTAGAAACCGTCATTGCTTACGATGTAAGCCATGTCAGTTGGGTTAACGCCGTAACGACCCATGCCTTCACGAGCTGCTAAAAGCAACGCTGAAGTTAAACGAGTACCGTCAGATACGTCCAAAGTAGTACCGTGAGCAGCTGCATAGCCGTCAAGACCAGTAATTGAACCAGAACCATTGACAATAGCGTTCTCTACTGCGCGTCCGTGTGCACGTGCAACTGACTCAACTAGCATAGGCATCAAGTTAATGAGGACTTGCTCGTCTACGTTGTTGTCCATGAAAGAACTAGAGATCAAACGATAAGCATTAAGAATGACTTGCTTAGCTTTGAACGTGTTATCAGAAGCTCCACGGTTTTCCAAGTTACCAGCTGCAGCAGCACCTGTCTGGAATACAGCAGGGTTAACATCTGGTTGGATTGGTAGTACAGTAGCTGCACCATTTACAGGCATTTCACGGAACAAACGAGCTACTTTCAACTCATTCTGAATTTCTTTCTCTAAGAGTCTAGAAACTTCCTGATCAATGTCAGCGGCGCTAGTAGTGTAGTCAATACCAGCTTTCTCTTGTAAGTCACGGGCAAAACCTGTGTGCATACCTTTCTGAGTCATAACACCCAATAGGTGAGCTTTCAAGAAATCTGAGCCCCACTTAGATACGTCGCCTTTTCCAGCACGATCACCAAAGGTCTTCTTGCTGTTCTGCATAGCAGTAATTTCAGCAGACTTCTCTTCGAGGTCTTTGCTGTGCTTAGCCATGACTTCGTCGATCTTTGCGTCTTTTGCAGTAAGTTGTGCTTGTACGTCAGCCATAAGAGCTTCAACGCCAGTTTGAACGCCAGTCTTGACGCGAATGTTTTCGGCTTCGAGAGCCACTGCTTTTTCAACTTCTACGTCGGCTACTGCCTTGGCTTCTGCTGTATCAGCTGCTTTTTGCTCGGCTTGCTTCATAGCAATCTTAGCAGCTGTATCTTCAGCTACCTTCTTTGCAAAAGCTTCCAAGTCGATGTTTTGATTATCCATCTTGATCTCCTGATCTGCGGAATTAATTTCCGCGCTTTGAGGTGTGTGGTCACTAGCTATTCCAGAAGAAATATCTTCATCCTTAGCCAGAGACTGACCTGCTAGATCTACACGATTTGTGAAAGTTTTTTTGAATTCTTCGTACTCTTTATCAGAGTCAAAAGACTTCGCGAGCGAAAAAGTAGCTGACTGATTGCAAGGTACGGAAACAACCGATACCTCAAATAATTCAGCGTCCTTAATCATTAATCCGTCGGTTTCCTTAATGTAATCAGCATCCTTGACTCGGAAACCTACGGAAAAGGCCCCAAGAACACCGTCTTTTACTAATTCTGCAACATTAGCAGGTGCTGACTTGCTAATCTTACATTCTAACTCCAAACCATCGGGTCCAGCTTTCAGACCTGTGGCTCGGCCAATTGGCTTGTCATAATCATGATTAAACAAGATAATTGGATTTTTTTCGAAGTTCTTTAGCCCACCTTTCTGCCAAGCTTCTACTGAGATGGAGTCACCCGCGCGATCAAAATCAGCTGTACTGGCCATTCCACGAATCATTACAGAACCATCGTCCTGCGCTTGAGTCTTGAAAGTAGACGTTAGATTAAAGATTTTATTCATATCTTAATCCTTTTTTACTGCTGGTTTAATAGCAGGCTTGACCGCCGCCTTAGGTGCTGGCTTTGGTGCTGGCTTAGGTGGTACAGGCTTAGGCTTTGGTGGAGGGTTCTCCTTAAGCTTAATCTGTGCCCACACTTCCGGAAGATTTGTTTCCATAATGTTTAACATACGGCTCCAGCTTCCAAAATGATTTAATACAATACCTGCTCTAACAGGTGTTCGCGTTTTCATGTGCTCATAATCATGTTTGCTAAGGACTTTGCCCTCTTCTAGCATAACCATTGATACAGCTTCGAGGACGCTACCTCTTTGTCTCATACTTCCCATTATTCCTCCGTCTCTTCGACAGGCCTTCCGCCTTCGTCGGGGTTAGTTGCAGAACCAGCAATATTTGCCGGAACGCGGATGTCTTCAGTACCTGTTACAAAGTCGAAACCTAATGCTTTTCGTGCTTCTGCAGGGGTTATAATTCCTCCGTTTACTAGTGATGTATAGTAAGCGGAAGAGTCTCTTAGCTCTGGTTGCAAAGCGGGAATATTAGTAATGTCCTCACGCAACTCAAAACCAAAGTATCTTTCCAGTCCATAATTAATTTTTCGAACGATAGGAAGTATAGTCTCAAGATAATATAATCGCATATTTGGGCGAATGTTAGCATTGTTACCGGAGTCCATCATAATTGGAGGGATTCCAAGCGCCTTTAAAATTATCTTTTCATTATCTGATATCGAAGTTTGGAAATCCATTTCTTTAAAATTTACATTAGAGATCTTATCGACTTCGATTCCGCCATCTAAGATAAGAGGGCGCCGACCGCCCGCATCTGGACGGTATCTTGCTTGCCAAGAAACCATCATGCGTTCTTTGATTTTCTCAGAAAGTGTATTTGGGGACTTTAGTACTAAACCTGGTACTGCTCCGTTCTTGAAGAAGTTATCTTGAAAGTTTCTCATAGACTTCATAAGAATCATAGTACGGAGTGCAGGCTTTAAACGTGGTACTCCACGATAGATAGAGTGGAAAGAATTTTCTTTAATATGAATGATTTCACTAGGATAGAACGTTTGGTCATGCATAGTAAATCTTTCAATATAAGTATCTTTACTAGAATGGATAGTTACGTCTGTAGCTGGTAAGTGATAGAGGTGTGCTCCATCAAAGTACATAAATATGTTTCCGTCAATTAAAAAATCAGTAATCAAGTTACGTTTAAAGCTGTTAATATCTTGGTACGGATTAGGAGACTTATTAAGCAATATCTCTACTTTACTTGCTTTAACTCCAGGAACAACGCCTCGAAACGCATTCTCTCTTGATACTAAAGTATGAATCTCAGCTACGTCATCAACGATCATATTTACGCCGCGATTAACGATTTCTAAGTCTTCATATGCCTTCTCATAGCTAAAGCTAGGCTCATGGGATGCAGCAGTAGTTCCACCCATATGAAATTGTGCAGGGTTTAACTTCTCCTCAACTTCAACAGGTTTTGCTCCAAAAATAGTATTATACCAAGCCATGTTTTTCTCTTTGAATCTGTACCCAACGCATTTGCTTTTTAGCTGTAACTAGTGCAGGGTCTTTACCATAAATTGAGTGAAGTTTTAAATGATGAGTATGACACAGTGTAGCTGTGTGGTCATATAGCTCAGCATGATGCTCTTCTATAAAATCATCCCGTAATGCTTGTATATATGCAGGATCGTGTTTGTTTTTTGCTAGCCATTGATTAAGTAATGGCGTTAAACTATAGTAGTGGTGAAAGTCAAGCTGTTCAGTCTCACTACAAATCTCGCACGAGGAACCTTTCTTATACCCAGACTTTGCCTTATCTCGTACATACTTTACAACATCACGTTTTAGCTTAGGCATTTGCTTTCGGGTTCCTGATTTTTCATTAGAAGAATTATATCGGCTTTAGGGTAACTTGTCAATAACTATTTTTGCACAGGTATCGCTAGAAGGATATATTCGCAGTTTGGAATGAATAGAGTGCGTATCTTAAACCGTCTGCCATGTGTGAAGCCATGTTGTGCTTCGGCTTTTCCCTTACTAAGTTTGGGTTAGGATCCCATTGATAAGAATCTAGACAGATAAGCGATTGTTTACATTCTTGGTCAACGTAAAGGTTGTCATTGTCAATGAGGCTCGATACATGGCCAATTCCGTCCAATACAGACTTCTTAGCGTTAATGGTGGAGATGTCATAATTCTGCGCGAGATCGAACCTTGTTTGTTGAGCAGCTGAGTCAATATAAATATAATCAATATCCCAACGATCAATAAGTTTCTGTATTTCGACAGCATGTTGCTCAGTTGTTCTCTCCGCATTAAGATATTCATCTACTAAGTAGTATTTTTCCTCGTCCCAGTCATATGCAATTACACACAACGCTGTAGGATCTTTATACCCTACGTCTAAACCTGCGAAAACATCCATCCTCGAGGTATCCAATTGAGACAAGTCTTTGACTTGACTCTCGAAATCAAACTTCCATATCTGACCTTCATAAGTATTAAAGTCAGCTTCGTACTCCTGCCTAAATTCGGCTTCTGACATAGACTTACGTGCTTCTGCTATATCAGACTCTGACATACGAGGGTTATCTCTATAAGTTGCTCGTATGCTACACCATTCTGGAAAATCATCAGTAAACCCGCGATAGAAAAACTCAGAGAACCAGTTATTACGACCCCGTGGCGTGGAAATGAAAAGTGCTTTTGAGTTTTCTTTGTCTAGAGTGGGCCGGAGTGCAACGTTGAAGGCATCCTTACCATCAGCAAGTGCGGCCTCATCAAAGATGATAAGGTCATAAGATCTACCTACGCAAGAGTCGACTTGGTTGACCGACCCCATACGTATTGTAGATCCATTAGATATTTCGATAACCTTATCTTTTGCATTATCTTTTGTAACTTCTAAGTCGAAATGTTTAATCAGGTTTCTTTGCAGATCAAAAGAGATCTGAGACAAAGCATAGTTGGGTGACATTATAAGAATGTTAGAGCCAGGCACTAAAGACACGAGCTGTCCAATAATGTTGGCAATATATGTTTTGCCTTGCCGACGAGAAACGGCGGCAGAGACAAAACGGTACTTTGGATTATTAATCGCATTGATAATTGCTATCTGCGAAGGTAATGCTTTGACGTTCAATAGGTTCAAGTACGGACCTATAGGAAGTTTTAAGAACTTTGCCTCAGACCCTAATTCAACTATTTCATCAGAGATAATATCTCTGCGACTTACTTCAACTGCCATATATTAATCTTCTTTTTTCAGTAGTGTCCAGATTCCATAGCCTAAACCAATCCAGGCCATCATTTTTGCTAATCCGCCGAACAGTATTACTGAACCGCAGATTCCAATTAGCATTGCTCCATCCCAAGATGTGCGCTCTTTTACGAGTAACTTAAGATACTTCATGTTGTGTACCTCTCTTCTTATGACCGTTCCAAGCTACGAAACCTGCAAGACGCAGTGTCCAGTATGCGAGGTAGTTTAATACTTTAAAACCGTTTACTTCAATACAAATATCACGAAATAGTCCGTCCATGTGTTTTTGGTCATGGTATCCAATAGTAGTTCCATCTTTCTTCATAAGAGTAGCATACTTATAACCATAATCATGTACTAAGCCACCCATTAATAGTACTCCAACAGGAGACAGGAATGTTGCTAGAAACTTAGGAACAGATGCTCCATCAAACTCAAACCCTGCAGGTACTTTATATTCTACACCGCTAATACTATAATGGAAGTCTTCACAGATAACCCACTTACGGCTGCCCATTAACCACATTAGTATTCCTTTGAAAAAACCTTTATCTTTTGTTGCTATTGGTACTGGTTGCATCTTTGGCATCTCAGGGTAGCTAAACTGGATTAAGTCTTCTACTTCTTTATCGCACTTATTTACGATATATCCAATTACAACAAGTACACCTAGTACGGTCCATTGCCAGAAAGTCATTGCTAAATCAAGTAACATTTCCATTATTTCTTTCCTCCTACTGCTTCTTTGGCATAAAATGCCGCTACAATTGCGGCGACCGATACGAAGTAAGTAGGTGCCATTGATCCTAAGGTTTTCTGAGCTTCATCTAATCCTGCAAGACTGGCTAGTACTACTGCGAAAGGGTACAATAACATTCCGGCTAAAGCAAACCAAGCCATGTTACGTTGTGCATCTCGCATGGCATCTGCATCTTCTAGTTCTTTACGTTTTGCTTCAAGATACATTTCCTGTTCTGCGTCGGATACTATTCCGTCTCCGTTTGTGTCCGCTGGATGAAAATCTTTCTCTACCATTTTACTTTATCCGCCCAATATGCTGCAGACATTTTGCCTTTAGCTATATTCTTGGCGTGTCGCGCTTTAAAAGACTTACGTTTTGCTTTCATTGCTGCGGACTCACCGGCCTTCGGCTTCCCTGCCGTTGAAGCTCCCTGCTGGCCAAACCTTATTGTCTTCACTTTGCCAGCTACTTTAGCTACTACAATGTGAGACTTCTTTGCGTGTCCGGGGGTGCGTTTAGGCTTATTGTAGCCCGACACCTTTGCTCTCTTTAATCGAGAGTCTTTCTTCTTTGCTTTTCGTTTTGCTGGCATCTAATTATCCCTACCTTTTCTTAAATATTCTTACCACCTTGCTCATGAGCATTTTGATAACAGTAAAGTGAAAAAGTCCGTGCCCATAAGCTACATGGAACGTATGATTCTTTTCAATCTCAGATTTAGGACCAAACTTCTTAGTCCAGTTGTCAATGTAGTCGCCTTTATAGCGTAGCACTGCGTGAGAGACCTTCCACTTACTAGGCCCTACACAGCATATTCCTGCTTGACGTGTAAGTAACATCCACCACATTTTCCAATCGCT